AATCTCCACCCCATTTGAGGCCGTACTTCTTAGCCAAAGCTCTAATCATTGGAACCTTCTCAGCTGGGAACGTTCCAGATTTGCCCAGCGGATGTTGCGTTGCGTTTAGATCGATGGCAGTGCCAGAGCTGTGATTGCTTAAATTGTCAGTTGAGCCTCGTACCATCCGGAACGCATAACCCCAATCATCGAGCTTGCCTTCATCAATAGGTTCGATTAGCTCATGAAATTCTTTGCAGAATCCAGCAATCAATGGCGCGACGGCTTTTGCACATCGCACCTTGACCTTTGTTCCCTCGATTGGAACGCTGATGATTTGGATTTCAGCTGCATCTTTCGATGCTGGCCATCCGTTATGACTTTGGAGCATCCGTCACCATTGGTGTGGATTGTTCCGCTTGTCGGCGGTCGTATTCTGACTTCGGCATTGAAGTAAATTCGTCATTGCCTCGGTCAATAATCGCTAACTCTACGCCTTCGATTGTCTCAAAAGTTACTTTATCTGTCATAGTTCTGCACTCACTCCAAAATAAGCCGATGTTGAATTATTTGCTGCGATTCGATACGGACGATACTGAGTCAAACCAGATGCAGTTGTTGCTCGTAGGTTTAATGTTGTTGCAGTTGAACCAGCGCAGTCAAAAGCAGTCACAGCAACTACAGCATTGACTCCATCATCTAGCCCCAAAGTTGAATAATCAACTGTTGTTGGTGCTGTTCTAAAAGTTACCGATGGCACTACTGGAGCAGTTGCAAAGGTTGTAGATGTCGCACTACCAAAACCTGCAATGATTCCATAGGCGCTGCCTGTTGTGAAGCGTTGGTAATAACGCTGACAAGCGGCTAATTCTCCTTGGATTGTTCCTGTTGCAGTTTGGAAAGCGGTAGCAACGTTGCCTGCTTCAATCTGTACGCCCCAAAATCCGATAGTCTGATTGACTACGCCAATGCTTGAATAACTAGAAACCGCAGTACCAGCAGAAGTAAAAAGACACAATCTAAGATAACTTGATGTGCCGATTGTTTTTCCTGATACAGATGAGATTGCAGCCGTTACTGTGTAACGCGCCCAAGAAGTTGTGATTGCTGTTAAATCTCCAGCAGCCAAAACGACTGTGCCTGAACCACCTGAACCAAAGTTTTGCTCAAAAGCAACACCAACTTTTCCTGTGCCTGTTGCTACCTTAGCCCAAAATGAAATAGTTACTGTTTGACCTGCAAAAGTTCTGACATCTTCAATCTTTTGGTCAATCAAAGCAAAGTTTGCACCGCTTTGTCCTGATGTTACAACCTGTAAAAAGTTGGTTGATTCATAGCCTGCAACTGGTGCTGCGCCTGGTGTAAAAGCCTGAGCAGAATAAGTGACCGTGCCACCGCTAAACTCAGTTTTGTATCGGTCAAAAGTAAAAGTTGCAGTTGATGTAGTTGATGAAAAGGCTCTTTGATTTACATTGAACGCACCATTTATGATTGCGTTTTTACCTGCTGCAAAATTGTTGATGTAGCGCAAGCCTGTTGAAGTGGAACTATCTGCTACGAGTGTCTCGCCGTTAGATCCGACTGCAAGTCTTGCAGGCACATCGCTGGCACTAGCTGCAATCAAATCACCTTTGGCATCCACAATCGTGTTCTGGATTGCGTTGCTATCGTCTTGAGCAACCCACACAAAGTCCATGTCGGTGTTTGAATTTTTGGCAAGCACTTGCCCGGATGTGCCACCAAGTAAATCAGCCATTGATGTGGCAACAGCTTGCCCAAAGACTTCAAAGTCTGCCGGCAAATCAGTGACCAAATCAGTCGCCGTCGGCATTTGCCAACTGAATGGTGTTGTCGGATTGCTCATATTTTCTCCTTATGCCACGACTAGGGCGTGTTCCCAGTCAAGTATCCCAGAAATTGTATTCCAAGCCTCAGCGACACTTACATCTTGCCATTGCATAGCTTGCAAAGAATATGAAAGCGGCGAGAGATTGAGTGAGACGCTAATTTCATTGTATGCAGCTTGGAACGTCCAGCCTTCAACAAATCCCAAATAGGTTCCGGCCGACATATTCAGCGGCATATCGGCAATCGCCAGAGGCATTCCCATAAACACGTTAATCAGTGAATCTCGGTCAGCATCATCAATTTCTGGATTTGTCAGCTGATAAGTAATCTGATTGAAATTGTATTGAGGATAAGCCCGGAGTGTTAAATAGAAATCTGCCTGATCTTGGGCATCAGCCATGTGTTTCACTGTGGTCGTAAATATCTGGGCGAGTTGGCCATATAAGCCGACTGATGTCGTATCGGTTGCATCCACTTCTGACGTTGAATTTGTGCCATATTTCAGAGTTATCGTATTGCGCACATCGCCGGCGCGTTGCTGGATAGTCAGCCCAGCGCCTTGAGCATCGTTAGCCGAAAGATTGACATATCCGTTCGTTGCCAAGTAAATGGATCGATGCGTCGAATCTGCGTAAGAGATTTGGCCTTGAGCATTCTCGTAGATATAGCCCAAGCCGCTAGTTGCTAGAGCTGCAACAAGTGAATAAATATCTGTTCGGCTGGATGCTCTCTGTGCAAGCTCATAATTTCCTGGAGTATCAATTTCACCAAGTCCGGTATTTTGAGCATTTGCCCAAGTCTCGGTTGGGTCATAAGTATTCCACTGGAGCGCAGCTGGTACTTCTCCCCAATTGTTAAGCAGTAAATCTTGCAAGATATGGAGAATCTGGTCGCCGTCAAAGTCCTGAACCAAAGTGCCATCCGTCAAAGCCTTTGGCAATCTAGCCAATGCACCCAAGGCAATTATCTTGACCCGCTGGGCATAAGCCACATTTCCCAATTCGGCCACTGAGATGGCCACATCGACAATTGAACCCCCAAAGATTGGGATGAATGTAGCTGTGGAATCTTGCAACTCAATAGTCAATGAATCATTAATTCCAATGGCCACATTTGATTGATCCAAATTGATAAGTTCAATGTTGGTGTAACCAGCTTGAGCCTGCTCATAGATATTAGTTCGCCCAGATGTAATAGTCAGATTAGACAAGATGGCAGTCTGATATTCAACGCCGCCAATAATGACTTTCCATACTGGATTAAAGACGCTCATATTGCCTGCAAGTTGGATGCGCCGCCTGTACCGCGGAAGTATGAATTATTGAGAGTTTCGACAATGGTGCGAGCTGTACCCTCAGCATCCATTGCGCCATTGACTGTGATGTTGATTCGCTCAGCCGTTGAAAGCCCGCCAGTAACCCCCAAGCGAGCCGCTGCCGCTGCTTCTCTGGCATTGCGTAGGCGTTCAGTCTCAGCTTTAAGAGCTTCGCGCCTTAGGATGGCAGCTTGCATAGCTGGTGAATATGCGCCCAATGGTGCGCCTGTAAAGGTGCGCGGGTCTGAACCAAATCCAACGTCATTATTTGCTTGGCCTCCAAATGTGCCATAGTCAGCTCCTTCATTTGGATTGGATGAAACCTTTAACGATTTGTCATTTGAATTGCTTAGCCCAAAGAATCGAGTAACTGGATTATCTGTCATAAGTTTGATGAATGCTTTGACTGCGGTTACTACTTTTCCAATTCCCGCTAAGAGATTAGAAAATCCGGTCACGAGACCGGACACTATTGTTGCCACTACATTCAAAGCGAGTTTCAAAGCTCCACCAAAGATTGGAGCAAGTGTATCTCTGGCGAAATCCGCGACGGCTTTCATAAATCCCACCAATGGCTTCAATTCTTCAGAATTATCATTGATGGCAGTTTTAACTTTATCAAATGCGCTATTGACTCCCTCAATTGCTGGCTTGAGAATTGCCGTGAATGTTGGAATTAAATAATCAGTGATGAATGACCAAATTGCTTTGAACGCCGGAACAAGAGTTTGAGTGATGTATGTGCCTAAAGCCTTTATGATTGGCTCAAGTTTTGGTCCGATTGCATCTGCAAATTTTGCAATGGCTGGCACGACATCCTTCACGAAAGTATTGACCATCGGAGTAATTGCATCGAGTACGAATGAACCGACTGTCTCTTTGCCTTCATCGAATGCCACATTAAGACGAGCCATCTTGCCGGCAAATGTGTCGGCTTGCTCTGAAGCTTGATTCTTAAATGTTTCACTGAGCTTGGCTGTGATTTCTTCAAATGACATAGTTTTCAGCTCTGCTGCACTGATGCCGACGCCTAATTTGCCCAGAGCTGTGTTCTGCCCTTCGGCACTCTTTGCAAGCGCATTTGAGACTGCCTCTAAACTTTTGCCACTACCGGCCGCAATATCAAGCGCAATTGATTGCAGCTCTTGAGCCTTGGTCACATCTTTTGTGCTTCTCAACAACCGATCAAATGATGGCCTCAGCTCGTCATCCGTTTTTCCGGTCAATAAAGATGTCTTGAGAATTTGTTTTTCGACAGCTTTGATTTGGTCATCTGTTGCACCAGTCACGTTCTTGAGAGTTGTGGCCAGCTTTGCTTGAGCAGCTTCATCGGCAATGGCTGATTTGACGCCATCAATAAGCAGCTTGGATGCGTAAGCAGCTGCGGCAATACCGGCGGCCGCAAATGCTAATCCGGCCTTCTTGCCAAAGTCTGAAATCTTAGAGCTTGAGCTTTGAACGTCGTTATTGGCTACGTTGAGCGACTTCTTGAGTTGATCTACATCAGCCAGAATCGAGAGCTTAAGCGTTCTACTTTGTCCGGCCATTACCACTCCTTCAATATCTCAGTGAAAGCATTTTCCCACTTGGCAATGATATTTGGCTGCTCGGCTCGCAGAGTTGGATAGATGAACCAGCCTTTTGACCCGCGGCCTTGGCTGCCAGACCAAATTGGGAATTGCTTAAACTTGTTAGACCCAAATTCGTAACCGCCCCAAAGCTGTTGAGTTGTGCCACCGCCAGAGAATTTCTGACTGACAAAGCCAAATGACAATTCTCCAATCTTTGAAGATTTGGAGACACGTGAGCCGGATGCAATTCTGTTCGCAGCATCATTAGGCCGACGACCAGCAGCTTGAACAATCTTGCCTTGGACGTAAGTGGCTAATCCGCCGCTGACGACTTTGGCTTGAGCAACGGCTTCTGCATCCATTGCTTTGAACGCGGCAGTAACACGACGCAAGTCGGATTTGTCATAAGCAACTTGAAAGTCATCCGCCATGTTGCTGCTCCAATATCTCAAAGGCCGTAAGAATCTGCTCCGCCGTCGTCCATTCGCTCATGGGAATCTTTGTGGCTATTGCAAGCTCTACAACTATTCGGCTGAGACTTCCGACGGCGTAACTTTTGGGTCTGCGTTCCCGGCTCCTATATCTGCAACGCCTTCACACCAAATGTCGTAAGACTTGACCGGCTTGCCGGCATTCTCACGCTTCATTGAGTTATAGGCTAGAAATAAGAGATCAGAAATGCCAATCTTTTCTTCTGCTTGCTGAATTGTGAATCCAGTCTTTTGCTCCCACTTTTGCCACTCTGGGGGAGCCGCCGTATAGGTAGCGACTTCTCCAGTTTGGTAAGTAACCTCGATATTTAGTTTCATGCTCCCGGCTCCTTTATTAGCTGATTGTTAAGACTGGTGTTGTAACGCAAGTGAATGCAAGAGATACTGTTTGAGCATCTGGTGCGGTTCCGCCTGCTGATGGCAAGATTGGCTGAACGCTAAACGCAAATGATGCGCCTGTGTCTGCAACTAATACCACTGGAAGTCCTGTATTTGGTGCGTTTGTTGCAGCTGTCCAAAGAGCTTCACAAAGTGATGATGCTGCTCCCCAGTCTGCAAGCATTTCCACAGCGAAAGTTCCCTGCGTATCAGTAGTGAAATACGCTTTTCCATCAAGTGTTTGATATGTATTGATTGTCGAATCGACTGTTAAAGTCGCTGAAGTAGCTTGGGCATCGAAATTATCACTGTCAATCGTGAAAGTGATGTCTCTGCCAGTGATGATTGTTGTTGCCATGAGTTTTCTCCTTAGTCGGTGTAATACGTTGAGACTTGCAAGTCAGACGTCAAGAATTTTCCTGCGCCGACTTCCAAAGGTGTGGGTGAGCTGACATCTCCAACGACGTATCCGGCCGGCATAGTTGAGATGATTGAAATCATTAAATCTTCAAGGTTGGTCAAAGCTGCTGCGTTGCTCGAATAACCGACGACGCCGGTGATGAGCATATTGATTTTGACTTTGGTAGTTGCTCCATTGATTAGCGTACTTTCCAAATATGGTGCATCTGGAACAATGCAAATTGATGGGCTAGTCATTGCCTCTGGAATGCCGTTATAGACATTGGCTGCAATTGTTGAAAGTGCAGTCTGCAATGGTGTGCGGATGTCGGCTTCGATTGTCATAAGCAAAGCGTTTCGACTTCAAGAAATGGCCCAAGCAAGCCGACGATGCGATTGGTCAAGCTGCGGCCAAGGACGAATGGTGACGGCTGAAATTGGTCGCTCATAATCTGATTACCCGGAGCTGTAACGCTTTGGAATACTTCAACGGCCACAACAAGAATTGCTGACTTAATGGGAGCAACGCCAGAGTATAAATCGCCAGCGGTTGCCCCATCAATACACGCAAGCCCGCTCGGAATGATTGGGATGGTGTATGTGCTGTCTGCTTGCCCCGTTGCAGACGTAAAGACCATTGGAGCAATGCGATCATCTGTGACTGTAACTGTCGCATCATAAACGCCGCATCCGGTAATGACGACATCTTGACCCGGCACGAAATAATTGACGCGCTGAGTTCCATAATAGGCAATTGAATTTTCTACAAAGACTTCTGTGACTGCTGATTGGTATCCAGTAAGCAATGGCAGAATCGTCAGCTCTGCGCTGTCAATCATCTGCTCAAGGTATGCGTTGGAATAGAGAGATACGGAAACGCCAAGAATTTGGCGCAGTTCTGCGGCTGTGACTATCTGTGGCATTTCCGTTCCCTTCTACTGCTCGACCACATCCGGGAGCGGCTGTGGTCGATGATTAGTTATTAGCTGATGACTAGTAATCCGCCAGCTGCAATCTTTGTGGCGCATGCACCATAAGAGTTCAGTGAGACTTCAACTGTTCCGTCAGATGGCTTATTGACATCAAGACGATAGTTTCCGCTCTCATACCATGTGAATGCATCTGGCTGAAGAACGACCATTGAATCATCGCCTTGTCCAGTAAATTCACCAGAGTTATCGACGTAGAAATTCAAGCCAAGGACTGCTCCGCGCTGTGATTGTCCATTGACTTGACCAGCTTGGTTAGATGGCTGATAAGCATTAAACAGCGGAATTCCGCTTGAATTGTAGCCCATGATATTTGTCCATTGTGCTGGCGATACCAAGATGTTTTGTGCAAAGCGTTGTGTGCCTGCATAAACGGCTGCATTTGCGCGGCTGACGTATCCAATCAATCCCGCAGCTGTGTTAGCTGTTGAAGTTCCATCAGCTACTGCATCTGTCTTGATTTGATCTGCGACATATTTATTCTGAGCAAAGGCCATTGATGCGCCCATGATTCGAACAAGCTCGTT